CTTCCAATAGAATGCGTGATGCATATAGAAGAAGGCCAGCTGACTTTAAAAGAAGAATAGTTGAAAAAACATACAATAAATCTCTTTTATATGATATAGAGTATAAATGGCTATTAATGATACATGAAAATGATTTGGGTAAAAAATATTACAATTTAAGAAATCATAAATGGGGTCATTGGAGTTCTGATGAAAATAATACCTTGTCGGTTAAACAAAAAGTTTCTAATACTAAAAAGAAGTATTGGGATAGTCCAGAATCAAATGATATGAGAGAACATCTCAGCATTAAAAGTAAAGAGAATGGATCTAAACCTCCTTCACGAGCAGGTAAAATACCTTGGAACAAAGGATTGACTAAAGATACCGATCCTAGAGTACAAGCTAATGCAGTAGCTATTAGCAAGCCTAAGTCAAACACAGAAAAAATGGGGAAGTATGATAGAAGCAATCCAAACTACAACATTAAAAATGGTAAGAGATAATGAGAAAAAGTACTTTAATTATTGAAGACTTTGTAGACTCTTTAGAGAAGCTGATTGATACTCTAGATGATGAGTGGTCAGCTAATAAAGAAGGTAGATGGCGACAGGCAAATGATATTCGTGAGCGAGTATTGCCTGTTGCCAAAGATAAATTTAAACAATATCTAGATGAATATATTGATCGTCGTATTGAAACATACTGTGAGCAACATCATATTCAACGTACAACATTTACCGAGGAGTAATAATGACTAACATTTACCTTCCACGTGCTTACAAATATACAAGCACAAAAGAGTATCACGATGCATTTCCTGTTGCATATCGCCAGTGGAAAGCAGATAGTCACTGCAATCTAATTCATGGTTATTCATTCTCCATGAAGTTTTATTTTGGTACAGACAATCTCGATGCTCGTAATTGGGCTGCTGACTATGGTGGTCTAAAGGAATTGAAGAAGGTGCTCGAAGATCAATTTGATCATACGTTGTTGGTCGCAGAAGATGATCCTGAAATGCAAACATATTTGTTGCTTCAGGAAAAGAATCTAGCTAAGCTAACAATTCTACCAAAGCTTGGCTGTGAAGGTCTTGCAGATATGCTTTACAAGTATGTCAATGGTGTATATATTCCTGATATGTGGGGCCAAGGTGAAGCAGAACGTCTTTGGTGCTATCGTGTCGAGGTTCGTGAAACACAAGCTAATATGGCCTATCGTGAAGGTCATCGTGAATGGAATGAGGATTTATTTGTATGAGTAAGAAGACAGAATATTGGTCACATATTAATCCAGACCAGGAAGTAAATTTGCTACCTGTATCTGTTAGAATTAAGTCGGAGTTGGAAAATGATGGCATTCGCTATTTTGCCAATGATAACATTAGTGAATATTTGGACGATGAGTCTCGTGCTCTACTCATCGACGAGGTAGCTAATAAGTTTGAAGGTGTATTGCGTTCATTGTTGATTGACGTTGACAACGATCCTAATTCTATGGGCACTGCTCGTCGTCTTGCAAAGATGTATATCAATGAACTTATGGAAGGAAGATTTCATGATGCCCCAGATGTCACCTCGTTCCCAAACGATGGCTCTCATGGTACTGATCCTTACAATGGGATGCTTGTCGTTCGTGCTGAGTTGCATTCTATGTGCTCTCATCATCACCAACCAGTTACAGGGACTGCCTACATCGGAATCATTCCCACTGCTAGAGTTATTGGTCTTAGCAAATATGTCAGGCTTGCTCAGCATTGTGCTCGACGAGGAACTCTCCAAGAAGAACTCTGCGGGGACATTGCAAAAGCAATAATGGATGCAACAGCAAGTGAAAACGTTGCAGTACATATTGCAGCTGAACATGGCTGCTGTACTAATCGTGGTATCATGGCTTCTTCGTCATTGACTCAGACCACTGTTCTCCATGGCATGTTCTATATTAACAGCGTCAAGGAAGAATTCTTTGATAACATCAAGCTTCAGGCATCGCAGAATCGCTATTCCTGCACGTGATTTTATTAAAAAATAACTGTTGACTTTAATTGGGTTTCATCGGATTATTAACATATTGAAGAAATATGGAGATATTTCGATGAAACCCTCTTCTGTAAAAGTGACTGCAGTCAACCAGACAGATCTTTACAACCAATATTCATCTTCAGATCTTAATACATTTCGAGCATTTTGTATTGATTTGGTTAAGAATGCACGTGCTCCTAACCAGACAATGCTTTTTAAAATGCAGAAGATGAGTAAAGATCAGTTGCTGTTCTCGACAAATAATTTTATCATGAAGGGCCATGGTTATGGCGTATGACAAGTGGTATAAGTTTTATATAGTGGAAATGTCGAATAAGCACTATCCTACTCCTGAAGGATATGTGTTTGTTAAGTTTGGCATTACTCATCATATGAACATTATGGATAGGTTCAATCCTCTAGTTAATGATGGATATGAAAAGAATTATGAAGATTGGAATATTGTTCCTAAATTTTCAATAGCCTGTGAGTCAAAAGCACGAGCAGAGCAAATAGAAAAATATTATCACCATACCAAATATCCTTATAACTCACACTACAAAGTATGGGTTGAGAAAGTTATTGGAATCCCTGATAATGATACTAAGTATTCTAAAAGCACCGGTATAACAGAGCTTCGATATATGCCAATACCAGAAGCAAAGAAGTTATATCAATCATTAAATAAACATAAGAAAACAATGGAGAAACCCTTTGTCACCAATTAATCAAAAGTTTATCTGGGTTAAGTTTGCAAAAGAAGGGATCCACAAGTATCCTGCAGCTTTGACTGATCCTAACCTTGCAACAGGCGATCAGTATGATGTTAGCTTCCTAGGCTACCCACATCGTCATATGTTCCACTTCAAGATTCAGATTGAAGTGTTCCATGATGATCGTGATATTGAGTTTATCCAGTTTAAGCGTTGGTTGGAATCTTTGTATTCTGATGGCACTTTGCAATTGAATTTCCGCTCTTGTGAGATGATTTCTGACGATCTTGCAACTACCATAAAAGCTAAATACCCCAACAGAGACATTGTCATCGATGTCAGTGAGGACGACGAGAACGGATCTCATTGCATCTATCCAAAGGGTTAATTAAAATGAAAAATTTTAAGTATTTCACACTCAATGAAGCAGCAATTCATCCGATGGGTGTCCATGCTTATTCCACTGGCAAGAATCAATTTAAAGTTCATGCTGTTGGTTCTAAAGTCAAACATGTCGAGGCAGGTGATACGTTACGTTCATCTGACCTCGATGATCTTGCAGATGCAGGTCACAAGGTTAAGGAAGTTAAGAAGCCAATGAGTGAAGCAGCGGAACATGAAGAGAGCGGTCGTGGAAAACATAAAGTAACATATGTTCATCCCGACAAGAAAAATATTGGTAATGATAGATTTGAGACAAAACCTGAAGCCGTTAAGTATGCTAATTCACTTAAGAAAAAGGGCTATCATGATGTTTCTATGAGTGAAGAAGTTGAACAAATGAGCGAAGACATGGCAGGTTTAGATTCTAAGACTTTTGTTAAAAAGTATAATGACAATGAAAATGCCAACAGACATTCTGAAAATGTTGTACATCTTGCAAAGCATTTTGGTACAAAAGCTGATTACAACAGCGCTGTTGATATTTTAAATCAACACAAACAAATGGGTCATCTTCCACGTGATCTAGGTAAAAAAAGAGATGCACTTCATAATAAACTTTGGAAGTATGCTGAACCTCATTTTAAAAATGTCAATGAAGAAGTTGAGCTTGATGAAGCAAGAAACCATTCTAAGTCACAGACTGAGATGGAAGATGCTCATTTCATGAAGCAGTCAAAGAAAATGCAGGATGCTATTAACCTTCATCTTCGTAGAGGACATGACTACAACGAAGCTGTGAAGCGTGCTAAGGTTCATGTCAAAGAAGAAGTTGAAGCTATTGATGAGATTTCTTCATCTACATTAGTTTCATACTCACAAAAAGCTCACAAACAAGTTAAGGGAAATCAACCTGCTGACCCTGATAAACTTCGCAAGCGTACTAATAGAGAACAAGGTATTAAATTAGCTTTCAACAAACATTATCAATTCAGAACAAAAGTTCCTGCAACAGTTTCTAATAATGAAGAAGTTGAGCTAGTTGATGAGTCAGGTCTTTCAACAAAGACTCTTGCTAATTATTCTATTAAAGCATCAGCTGCAACTACAGATAAAGACCTTCCAATGAAGAAGACTGGCAATCGTTACGCAGGTGTTTCTAAGGTTGACAAGATTCTTGCAGCCAGAGATAAGAAAAAGGTTGACTAATCAGTCAACCTACACTACACTATAATTTGTTATTTTATATTATGAGGTACAGTGAATGTCGATTGAATTCTGCCATATTTCTCCAACTCCACATCTCAACTTAGTGAGCGGGCGCAAGACACATCTTGTTCTCGCTCACCTTATTGAAGAAGACCAAAGCTACGTAGACTATTACCTTCGTGAGAAGGAAGAGTTTGATAGCACGATTATTATGGATAACTCTGCTTTTGAAATGTATAAGCAGGGTAAAGAGATGTATCCTTCCGACAAGTTAATCTCTATGGCACAGCGTGTGAATGCTGATTATGTCGTGATGACTGACTACCCAGCAGAGCCTGGTGAGAAGACTATTGAAGCAGCAAAGAAGCTAGCACCTGAACTACATGAGGCAGGGTTCAAGACGTTCTTCGTTCCACAATCAAAGATTGGTGATACTGCAGATTGTATTGCCACGTTTCGTTGGGCTAGTAAGAATCCAAAGCTAATTGATTACGTTGGTGTATCCATTCTCACTGCTCCCAATGCATATGGTGTAGAGAAGGGTAACAAGATGCAACGCTTCATGTCTCGTGTGAAGTTGATGTATGACATGAAAGAGACATTGATCTTCCCTACGATGAAGTTTAATGGTACGAAGGTACATTTCCTTGGAATGATGGATGGACCTAACGAGATCATGTATGCTGAACCATTTGGTAAGTTCATCGATACGTGGGATAGCTCTGCTGCAATCTGGGCAGGCCTCAATGGTATTAAGTTTGACAATACACCAACAGGCTTACTCAATGGTAAGTTTGAGAAAGAAGTTGACTTTGATTTCCATACAGATGATGCTAACCTATTGAGTCTTGCCAAAGAAAACATGGAATACATTGACAAGATTTGCAATGCTTACATTTATGGGAATACATTCTAATGGCTAAAGAACAAGCACAAGAATACAAATATCGTGAAGGTCAAATTATTGACGAACTGAAGAAGTACATTGATTCCACCTATGGCCAGCACTATTCTACTGGCAAGCTTCAAACCATTGACGTATGGGAAGCTCTTGGTATTGAAGAGGAATCTTGTCAATCTAACGTAATCAAATATGCAATGAGGTATGGTAAGAAGGGTGGTCATAACAAGGCTGACCTTCTGAAGATTCTTCATTACACAATTTTATGGTGGCACTATACCCAGCAAGAGGGAAATACTAAATGAGTATGTTACATATTAATTCTCCAAAGACTAAATCTAATCTAACAAATGTCAAGCCAGAAGACATTCAACCAAACGCAATTGATCTTCGCCTCGACAAGGTGTTCATCATGCGTAACAAGGTGTTTACGATCGGTGAGACGGACGATGGTAAGGAATTGAAGTTCCATCGTGAATCAGTCGAGATGAAGCCAGATGCAGAAGGTTTCTTTGGCCTTGACACTGGCACCTATGAGATTGTGATGCAGAACATCGTTGAGGTTGGTGAAGGTGAAGCAGGGTTTGTTATCACTCGTTCTACTTTGAATCGCAATGGTTTGTTTATTACCAGCGGTCTGTATGATTCAGGATACAAGGGTGTTATGGCAGGAGCACTTCATGTAAATGGTTTCGCAAAGATCCGTAAGGGTACGCGCGTAGGTCAGTTCCTTTTGTTTAAGGCAGAGTCGTTGAAGAACTATGATGGCGACTATGGATTAAACAAGGAGCATGACAAGAAGTATGCTTAATTATTTAAGATGGTCTAATATTTCTTTTCAAATAGATTTAAATCCGTTTGGTTGGAGTGTTTATTGTAGACACTCACACAATGAAAGCGGTATTGACCCTAAATGGCATTCAATTGTAATTAGACTCTTAATGTTTAAACTTGTCATCGATATTGATGATGGTTCTTGGTAATAAAGGAATAAAAAATGGAAATTCAAATTAATATTGACGTGTTAAAGACTAAAAAGCTATTCATTGCTACTCCAATGTATGGTGGTAATTGTAACGGCATGTATACACGTTCTATGTGCGATCTAACAGCAATGTGTGTACGTTATGGCATTGAAGTACGTTCTTACTTCTTGTTTAACGAATCACTGATTACTCGTGCTCGTAACTATTGTGTCGATGAGTTCATGCGTTCTGGTGCAGACCATATGATGTTCATCGATTCTGATATCGGGTTCAATCCTCAAGATGTTATTGCTATGATGGCGTTGCAGTCTCAAAATCCTGACAAGTATGATGTGATGGGCGGACCTTATCCTAAGAAGTGTATCACATGGGAAAAGATCTATGCTGCTGTCAATAAGGGTATGGCAGACAAGGATCCTAACGCTCTTGAAGACTTTGTTGGTGACTTTGTATTCAATCCTGTCATTGAAGGCAACCAGACGTCTATTCGTCTCGATGAACCAGCTCAGGTTCTTGAAACAGGCACTGGCTTCTTGATGATCACTCGTAATGCTTTCGAAAAGTTCAAAGAAGCATATCCACACTACTCATATAAGCCTGACCATGTTCGTACAGAAGCATTTGATGGTTCACGTGAGATCCATATGTACTTCCAAGCCGAGAAGGATGGTCTTGACTATGGTAAGTTCTATGCTGGTGAATTGAAGCGTCTTCAGACTGCTGGAATCAATGACCCAGATCGCTTGGCTGCTGAGATCGAGAAGATCTTTACGCAAGCTCAGGCTTTGGATGATCAGACTTCCAAGCGTTATCTTTCAGAAGACTATTGGTTCTGTCAGCTTGCTCGCAAGGCAGGATTGAAAGTATGGTTGTGCCCATGGATGCACTTGCAGCATGCAGGTACATATGTGTTTGGTGGCAAGCTTCCAGCACTTGCTTCAATTGGTGCTTCGGCAACAGCTGATGCTGATCTTCTGAAGAAGAATCGTGCAAAGGCTAATGCTCCACAAGCTATTGCAGCTCCTCCTGCAGAAGCTGATCTTCTCAAGAAATTTAAGGTGAAAAAGTAATATTATGAAACTAAGTGAAAGCACTTTTAATATTTTAAAGAACTATTCTTCTATCAATCAGACATTGCTAGTAAAGCCTGGCAATGTCATCTCCACCGTAGTTCCTGTGTCGAGAGCAATCTTTGCAAAGTGTACTGTCGAGGAGACCTTCCCTAAGCAATTTGCTATCTATGAGTTGCCAAAGTTCTTAGGTATCCTTTCTCTCTTTAAGGAACCTGAACTTGACTTTGGTGACAAGCAGGTAACGATTGTGTCAGGAAGACAATCGGTCAACTATACCTATGCTGACCCTTCAATGGTCATTGCTCCTCGTGGTGATGATATTAACTTTCCGGAAGCTGATGTTGAGTTCTCCATTTCTCAAGAAGAACTACAGAAGCTCGTAAGAGCAGCTGGTGTTCTCCAGCTTCCAGATATGGCTGTGACTGGCGATGGTAGTACCATTAAAGTCACAGCCACTGATTCCAAGAATCCTACAGCAGACGTGTTCAGCGTCGAAGTAGGTGAGACGGATAAGGTGTTTACAATGTACTTCAGGGTAGACAACATTATTAAGTTGATCTCTCACAACTATATTGTGAAGATAACATTCAAGGGTCTGTCCAAGTGGACATCAGACAATATTGTTTATTATGTGGCTATGGAAGCCAATAGTTCAGTGAGTGGCTAACAATGGAAGAGTTTCTCTGGGTCGAAAAATATCGTCCAAAGACTATCGATGATTGCATTCTACCGGAGGGCCTTAAACAGGCCTTCCGTCAGTTTGTTGAAAATGGTGAGATACCAAACCTACTATTGACTGGTGGGCCTGGTATTGGTAAAACTACTGTTGCCAAGGCTATGTTGGAACAGATTGGTGCTGATTATATTGTAATTAATGGGAGCATGAATGGCAACATTGACACACTCAGAAATGACATCATGCAGTTTGCCTCAAGTGTGTCATTTACAGGCGGCCGGAAATACGTTATCCTTGACGAGGCTGACTATCTTAACGCAAACTCCACACAGCCAGCCCTTCGTAACTTCATGGAGGAGTTCTCGCGGAATTGTGGGTTCATTCTCACATGTAACTTTAAAAACAGAATCATCGAGCCACTTCATTCACGGTGTTCAGTTGTAGAATTTAAAATAAATAAGAGTGACTATCCAAAGCTAGCTGCACAGTTCTTTAAGCGTACGATTGGCATCCTGGATAAAGAAGGGATTAAATATGATAAAGCTGTTGTTGCTGATCTTGTTTCTAAACATATGCCTGATTGGCGTCGTGTCCTTAATGAGCTACAGAGATACTCCGTAAATGGAACTATCGACTCTGGTATTTTTATTAATCTATCAGAGGACTCATTTAAAGATCTCGTTGGGTTGTTAAAAGCAAAAAACTTTACAGAAATGCGTAAATGGGTTGGAGAGAATACAGATTCTGATTCCACCAGTCTTTTCCGTAAGTTCTATGATACTGCCTATACCTATATCAAACCAGCATCCATTCCTGAGTTGGTATTGCTTATTGGTAAGTATCAATATCAATCAGGGTTCGTTGCTGACCAGGAAATTAACCTTGCAGCTTTCCTTACAGAGTGTCTTGTTAGCATTGAGTTCGCATGAGCAATCCTTTTGAGTTTGTCAACGCAATTAACACAACCAAGAAAGATTTGATTAGGAGCTCAGATGCTCCTGATCTTATGGAGAAGCAATACAAGCCTTTCTATGTTAACAAATCTCTATCATATTTTGTTGATACAATTCTTTATGCCAATGAGGTAAACCAGCTAAAACATGTTGATTTGAAACTTCAAAACGATTATTACCTAAATAGTATACGTGTTTCTAAGAGGTTTTCAAAGTGGGCAAAGCCCACTGAAGATGACACTATCGACAGTATACAAGAATATTATAAAGTTAGTTATGTCCGAGCGCTAGAGATTTCAAAGGTGTTAACGGCTGAACAACTAAACCTTATAAAAACAAAAATAATAAAAGGTGGTAATCATGTTCAATCTAAATCAACTAGTGGAAGTCAGACTTAAAAATTCAGAAGACTTCTTGAAGGTCAGAGAGACTTTATCTCGTATTGGTCTGGCTTCTAAAAAAGACAACACATTATACCAATCATGCCACATTTTGCACAAACAGGGCAAATACTACATTGTCCACTTTAAGGAGCTATTCCTTCTTGATGGCAAGAGCGCTGACTTCTCCGAAGGTGATATCGCAAGAAGAAATCGCATTGTCAACCTACTTGAAGAGTGGAATTTGATTGACAACGTGGATCCCAAGAAGACACAGGATCCAGAAGCTCCACTAAATCAGGTTAAAATTATTCCATTCAAAGATAAAGATGATTGGAACCTCGTAACCAAATACACAATTGGAAGCAGGTTTTAATTAAAAAAACACTGTGATATCAAGGGTACTTTA